CGGCCAATTCCTGCCCTACCCGACCGACAACGACACGTCGAACACGGGCGAGATCGTGGGCGAAGGTCAGCAGGTATCAGAGAAAGACGTCACCATCGGCCGCGTCACTTTTGGCGCGTTCAAGTTCTCCACCAAGATGGTGAAGGTCTCACTCGAGTTGCTGCAGGATTCCGCCTTCGACATCGAGCCCTATCTGATGAAGAAGTTCGCCATCCGTCTGGGCCGCATTCTCAACACGAAGTTCACGCTGGGCGCCGGCACCACTGAGCCCACCGGAATTGTGACGGCCGTCGTGGCCAACCAGCCCGGCGCTCCGAATCTCTGGACGGCTGCGCAGACCTACGGCACGCCGGTGCTGGCGTCGGGATCGAGCGGCAACACCGGAGGCACTGAAACCGGAGGCACCACCTTCGGCACCAGCGATCTCACCAACCTCGAGCACTCGATCGATCCGCTCTACCGTCGCGGCGCGCGCTACTCCATGCACGATCAGAGCCTGCGCTTCGCCAAGAATCTGCTCGACAAGTACGGCCGTCCGCTGTGGAAGTCGGGCGTGGCGGTGGGCGAGCCGGATACGATCAACGGCTACCCCTACTCCATCAACAATGATGTGGCCACCATCGCGGTGAACGCGAAGACGGTGCTCTTCGGCGACTTCAAGAAGTATCTGATTCGCCGGGTGAAAGAGCTGGGCGTGATGACGTTGCGCGAGCGTTTTGCCGATTACGGCCAGCTGGCCTACATCGGTTTTGCCCGCTATGACGGCAACTTGCTCGACGCCGGTACGCATCCGGTCAGCTACCTGCAGCAGGCCGCGATCTAACCACAAGCCCATCCAACGGTGATTTTTTGCCGTTGGATGGGCTGTTGTCTCACTTCGACGATTCCCGATTTCCGATCTCACTAGGAGAAACTTTCATGATTCCCGCAACTCTCGCATTCGCATTGCTGCACGGTCACGGCGTTATCGCCGTGCTCGTAGCGTTGGGCGCGCTGGCCTTTGGAACGCTAGTCACCGCTCCGCATCCGCAGCCGATGATTCCAGCTTCCTCACCTGACCAGGACACGATCACTGCGCAGGCCGAAAATCTTCGGTCGCAGTTCGAAGTGCTCACCGGTACCACCGACGCGATCGTAGGCGGAGGCGGTTCGCTCTCGGCATTGCCAGGGGCAGGTACCGCGGTCCCCATCTGCGGAAAGAGCTTCATCAATACCGCCGGTGTGGACGCCACCACGCTCGCCACTCCAGTGGCCGGCGATCCGGCTGCTGGTGGCAACGATGGTCTCTCGATCGAGATCATCAGCATGACCGCCAACGCTCACACGGTGACCACTGCTGCCAATAAGATCAACGGCAACAAGCACATTGCCACCTTCCCAGCTACCGTGGGCACAAGGATCGTTCTCACTGCCCTCAACGGCGTCTGGTACTCGGACGGCGGCGGTACCACGCTCAGCTAGAGAAGCGCATTTTTCCTGCACTTCTCGCTCCGGGGGGCCGCGCCCGGCCCTCTGCCTGGTCCCCTGGAGTTCTCCCTTGCGTTTTTGAAAAGGACCGAAACTGATGAGGAAGAATCCCAACGGGACGGTGACGGTGCGCGTTCGTGCAACCGGGCAGGTGATTGACATGGTTCCTGAATCCGCGGCCGCAATGCTGTACGGCGGCACGATCGAAGAAGTGAATCCGGAATCGACTGCACTCGATTCCCGTTCCGCCGAGCGTGCTGTGACCGGCGCGCAAGAGCCGCGGCGCAGACCTCTCAAGAAACGGAGCTGATCATGAAACCATCCGAGCACATCGTTGCTGCATTGCTCGCTGATCCCACCACTGCTGAGGTGATATCCGGACTCGCGCCGGAGGTGAAAGAGAGCCTGGTCGCGCGTTGGGAAGCGGTGATCGACGCTGAACTCGCCGAGCTTTTCCCGGCGAATCCGCCGGTGCCAGCAGTTCTGCCCGCGTCTGCACAGGATGCGTCTGCGCCTGCGTCCGCGTCGGCGCCGGCAAGTTCGGAGCCTGCTGCAAGCTAGCTAACTGGCTACTGGTCACTGACCACTGGCCACTACTTTTTCCATGGGCTACATTGTCGAAGAAGTCGCGCCCGTCGCTGAGCCGCTGCTGCTCAGCGATGTAAAGAACTTCCTGAAGGTGAGCGTCAACAATGACGACAGCTTCATTCTGGAGCTCATCCAGTCGGCGCGCGAGTACGTGGAGGGCTTCACCGGCCGGTCGCTGGTGAACAAAGGCTACCGGCAGTCGCTCGATTCGTTTCCCTACTTTGTCGACAGCGTCATGTCGCAGATGGCGTACCCGCCCAGCTATTACTCGCTGCCGCGGTATTCCACTACGCTGTGGAACTATTCGCAGATGATCAAACTGCTGCGGGCGCCGCTGCAGTCGATCACCAAGATCACGTATTCCGACAGCGTCACTGGGCAGATCAAGGCGCTCTATCCGGCGCTGTTCAGCTGGCAGCCTCTGCACGAGTACTCGCTCACCGATCAGATCGAGGATCCGAACGGCAACTTGCAGGTGGTGACGGCCGTCGCCGAGGGTGATGAAGATTCGACCTCGATGTCGGGAGTAAACCAGCCCACCTGGCCAACTCTTACGGGCAACGCCGTGACGGATGGAGGCCTCACCTGGACCTGCATGGGGCCGGTGCCTGATGCCGGCGATTTTATCTATGACTACGATTCGGTACCGCCGCGCATTTTCCCGCTGGCTGGCCAGACCTGGCTGCCGGTGCTCTATGTTCCGAACGCCGTGCAGATCCATTTTGTCGCCGGCTACGGAAACGACGGCAAAGCGGTTCCAGCGTCGCTTCGACAAGCCATGCGGTTGTTGATCGCTGACGGCTATTACAACCGTGAGCCCGTCGTCTCCGGCACGTTCAAGGAAACGCCGGCGCTGATGCGCCTGCTCTATCGCTGGAAAGTTCAGATCAAAGCCGGCACCCGCGGCTAATTTCACCAGGAGAACTCACCATGTTTTCGATCGACAAAAAGAAGCCCAGCTTTCTCAGGAAGGCCACTTGCCTGCTCGCCGCGGTGCTGATGTTCGCGACCAGCGCCTTTGCCACGCCCACGTTGCTCAGCACGCAGGTGCTGGTGATCAACAACACCAACCCGGCGGCAGGCGCTTTGGCCATCACCTTCGCGGCTTGCGATGCGGTCAACGGTAACACCTTCACGTTCACCGGCCGCGAGATCCTGATCGCGAACAACACGGATTCGAGCACCCACACTTTCACCATCACGCCGGTGGCAGACCAGTGGGGCGGGACGAACACTTCCTTCACCACCTACTCGCTGGCGGTCAGCGGTTCCACGGGATCCTATTCCGCGGTGCAGATGAAGTACTCCTTCGGTTGGCTCGCTGCCGGCGGCGTCGTCAACCTCACCTGTAGCTCGAACCTGATTAAGTTCGCAGTGCTGCAGACGAACTAGATGCCGCTGCGCCGCCTCAGTGCTGGATTGCCCCGCCCGGACCAGTACACGCCGATCGGGGCGATGAATCGTCAGGTCACGTTCTATTCGCCTGGAGTGCGCAGCGCGACCGACGGCACTACCGGGGCGCCACAGGCTGCATTCAGCACCTGGGCGGCACTCTACGCCATCGCCGGCGTCGAGATTGAAAAAGCTCAGCAGATTGCGCAGAAGGTCTCGCACCTGGTGGTGATCCCTTACCAGCTGGGCGTCGAAGAGAACATGACGATCCAGTACCTCGACAACGGCGCTACGCGGATATTCCAGATCGAGGCCGTCGACGATCCCGACGAGCTGCGCGTGCAGCTCAAGATCTATTGCTTCGAAATCGGCCAGAACGCCGGCGCCGGAAGCTAGGAGAGAGAATTCTATGAAATCGAAATGGTTCACACCGATCGGGCTGCTGTTCTTCTTGCTGCTCTGTCTCGTTCCGAGCGGGCAGGCGCAACAGACGCCTGTATCGCAGGCCGCCGGGATGCCCTGGCAGATCGGCCAGGCCTTTGTATTCTCGTCGTCGTCGATTGCGAGCGGAGCCTTTAATGCGAAAGGCATTCTCTACTGGAAGCTGATCTTCGTGCCCGACGGCACGGTTTCCAGTTGTTCTGTGAGCTTGGATTCCTCGGCGACTGGCAGCAGCTTTTCCATCGGTGGAATTGTCAGCTCGGCGACGATCGGATCCTGTGCCAGTGCTGGCAATTACGTCACCAGCACCGCCGTCACCCCGACTAATTTTGGGCAGCTCACGCCCACCATCACTGGCACCGGTCATGTGACGCTGGTTCTTTTCGGCTACACAGAGAATCCAGCTCTATCGAGCGGCGCCGCGTCGAATGTGAACATCACGAACTCTTCTTTGCCGCTTCCCACTGGCGCCGCGACGGCTGCGAACCAGGCCGCACCTGGAACGGCAGGGACTCCTGGCTCTCAGGTCTCCAGCATTCAAGGCATCACCGGGATGACGCCGGTCAAGACGGACGGATCCGGAGTGACGCAGCCCGTGAGCCTCGCAACGGCGCCCACTACGCCTACGCAGCCAGCGGGCTTTTCCGCGGGCATCGACTTCAACCAGACGGTCACCACCTCGGCTGTAGCCCTGGCCTCCAACGCTTCGCACAGCTTCAGCGTGTGCGCGTACTGGGAGAACACCACCTCGATTTTCGTTGGACCCTCGGGAGTGACCACCTCGGGAAGCACAAAGGGCACTGAACTTCAGCCCGGCCAATGTGCCGGCTGGCTTCTGAACAACACCAATCTTCGCTACGTGATTGCCACCGGGTCCGGACAATCTGTGAATGTCACGGGGAGCTAGGAGCTAAGATGCGACTCAGCGAACTCAAATCTCTCTTGCTCACCGCCGCAATGCTGTTCAGCTTTGTGTTGCAGGCTAGTGCGCAACAACTGCCCGGCGGGAATTATGTCGGACCGGCTCCCACGATCGTGAACAAGGGCAATCCCTGCGTTGGCAACGCGACGGGCAGCGGCTGCGCCACCAGCGGAGCCTACATTGACGTCACGGTTTTCATTCCAACTAGCTATACCCCTGGTGGGACCAGCGACTACTGCAATCCCGTGGGAGCAATGACCGCGGCTGGTACTGCCGGCAACATGTATCACTTCGAAAACCTTCCTCCCACGGTCGCCTGCAACTCGCTGTGGATCGCTGCCGGCGGAAGCTTTTCTGGCGTGCTCTACCCTGGTACCACGACCTTCATGGTCAACAGCAATTCAGGCGCGCAGGCGATTCCTGGCACCACGCACGTGTACGGTGCGGGAAAAAGCAGCGGGGCAGCTCTCTTCACCGCGAGCTCCGGCACTGTGATTGCGGCTTGCCAGTCCGGCGTGACCTCAGCAACGATTCTCGCGAACATCTGCGGCGGCACTTCTTTCGTTCCATCGAAAACGACTGACGGCAACAACTATGGCGCGCTGATGTGTCTTTCAAACCTGGTCTGCAGCGCCGGCACCTCGGGAGGATCGAACGGGTTCGACGCGCAGGTTTGGGGCATGACCCTGAGCTGCTCTTATATTCCGAATTGTGTTGACTTCGCCAACTACTGGATGCAGAACCTAAGTGGTCTTTTCCGGTCGGCGGTTAACGGCTGTTCGTACACGAACAACATCTGTGTGGACCTGGGCGGCGGCATTGGGCAGGCGCAGGAGTCAACCGTCTCCGATCTCTTCATCTACAACCCTGGCATCACGGGATGCAATCGCTCTCCTACGGCCGTGGGAGTGCGGGTCTGGACTACGGGCGGGAGTAACGGGGCGCCTTTCTCCATTCAGGACGTGACTGTCGTTGACAACTGCAGCAACGGCACGAACATGAATGACCTGATCGAGATCGCCAACAACACCGGCGGGATCCGGATCTCCGATATCCATGGCGAGAGTGGCGCGCGCTGCATGATCTGCATCGGACTTTATAGCAACATGTCCACTGGTACGGAGGTGGATACGGGGGCTGTTGCTGGGCAGATCCTGATCGAGAACGTCGACGCGGGGCCGGGCTTCGGGACCACGGGAGTGGGCACGATTCTCATCGCCTCAACCGCGAATTATTCCGGCGCATCGGTCGGCAATGTGACGATCATGAACACGCGGCAGAGTTCGTCGACGGCGCCTCAGTATCTCGTTTACGATCAAACCAGCGGCAACACCCCGATCTTAGCGTCGAGCAACAAATTTGTTGGGCTCTACGGGATCAGGGCCAACGGCACCGTCTGGTTCGACAGTACTCAGACCAACACCAGCAATCTGGGTCCGATCGCCGCTCTGCTCAACGGCAACACCTATCCAGCTTCGGGGGGATTCACCTCGGGTGGCATTCCCTGTTTCACCAGCACCAGCGTGGAGGGTTCATCGACGCTGCTGGCCACAGGGCAGCTACTTCTGGGCGGAGGCTCCGGAGCCTGTCCGACGTCGGCGTCCGGCACCAGCGTCTCTAACACGGCGATCCACGCTGGTAACACCTTCCAGCTCACCAGCGGGTACACCAACGCCACCACCGGCTTGACCACCGTCATCACCTCGCCGACGATTGCGGCCGGCGCGGTCGTTTCGTTTGAGTGCTTTGGGCTCTACGGCGTCACTGGGACGGCCGAGCAGGGCGAGTGGGGCATCACCGCATCGCAGACGCCGCAGGCTATTTCTTACGGAGTGATGGCCACCTACACGGCAGCGGGAGCTTCGAACCAGCCCGCCGGCACGGTGATCAACGGCCACATCATTCCAGCTGGCGGCGTGGTTGCCAGCACAGCCGCGGTTTATCCCTTCGATCTGAAAGGCACGATCCAGTGGAATGCCTCCACGCCTGGCACGTTTGCTTTCGGAGCGGCCACCAGCAACGTTGCAGGGACGATGAGCATTGCAGCCTATAGCGCCGCATGCACGATTCTTCCATGAAAAACAAATCTGCCAACAAGTCGCAGTCGTCGATTTCACTGGCTTCGCGGGCGGCCGTTCTTGTTCTCGGGCTCGTCCTCGTGATCGTCTGCTTATTCCAGGCGCGCCGGCATCATCAGAAAGTGGTGCGGGTAAGCCGGCATTCCACTCACTTCGTCACCGGCATTCCCGATCGCGGTCCTGAACTTGTTTTCGGCCAGGATCCGGACGAGCCCATCCAAACGGTTTATGACGCAATGGCATGGGTCCACGGCCAGGGCGGCGGCCGGGTGCAGGTTGAGCCGCATACGCTGGGCAAGGGCAAGCACCGCGACTATTTGGGTTGTGATCCTGGCCGCGCGCACGCATCCTGGTGGGCTCGATTTTGGGATGGCGAGAGCGACGGCCGCTGTTATTCCGACGTCTACGTGACAGTGAAAAACCCGTGATGTCTGATGCTGCCCATGACCAAGCGGCAATTCGATCGTGAGAGATTGCGCCAGGTGCGCGAGCGCGAGCTGCGACTTCTCGAGCAGAGCCGCGCGGCCGCGGATCCGACCTATGTGATCGGAGGCGCTGGCTTCTGGCTGCGTAAGTCACCCGGCTCGCCGGATCCAGTGCGGAACTGGCGACTGCGCGCGGATCTGATCTCAGTCCCGCAGTACTTCGGAGCCTGAAAGCCATGTTGCTCCAAGGCCTCTACGGGCTGCTGGCAAAAACGGTCGCGGTGACTTCCCTGTTGGGCAAGCCAACCGGGCAGGATGGACCGCCGATTTATTTCGGTGAAGCTCCGAAGCAGCCGGTTGTGCCCTTTCTCGTGATCCACAGAATCACCACGCTGCCGGCGGGAGAGACTCTCGACGGCGTAAGCGATCTGATCGACGGCGAAATCCAGTTCGACAGCCGCGCGGCCGATCAACCGGCGGCCCAGAAGCTTTCGCGCGCAGTGCGCGACACGCTCAAGAACTATGGCGGCGCGCTGCCTGACAACACGACGATCCAGTTCACCGAAGTGGCAGCGGATTTCGATGACGGTTTCGAGCTCGGTGGCCAGGGCTATCTCTTCCGCTGCATCCTGCGTCTGAAAGCCTTCTACACCGAGGGCGCCTGATCAGCTTCGAGTTCTCTCTCAAAAAACAACGACTTCCTGCAACTTTCACCAAGGAGACAATCCAATGTTCCTCGCCGCGCTCATCTTCGCAGTGCACCCCATCGGCGCGCTGCTTCTCACTCTGTTCGTCATCGTCGGGCTGAAGCTGGCGAAATTCGCCGGCGGCCTGTTTGTCGGCGGAATGACGCTGGCAAAATGGCTGCTCGCGATTATCACTTCGCTGGCGCCGCTGTTCGGCACCACCGTCGCTTTTCCCGGTTATGGTGGACACCTGGCCAACGGAGGTGTCGCCGGCAGCTCCTACACTAACCTGCTGCAGCTGAAGAAATTCGGTTTCGGTGGCCTCAAGGCCGACTTCGACGACATCACCAACCTCGATTCGCCTACCATTTTTAAGGAGTGGATGAAGACCGTGGTCGACGGTTCCGATGTCACCTTCCAGGGCGTGATGAATCCTGCCGATCCCACGCTCGAAGGCCTGCTCTCGAACCTGGCCACCGCAGGATCCGCCGCGCTGAACTATTGGAAGATCACCACCACGGATGGATCCGTGCTCATTTTCCAGGCTTATGTCGCCGACTTCAAGTTCGACGTGGAATACAACAAAGCCATGGTGTTCTCCGGCTCGCTGAAGATCGTCGGCAATGTTGCCGCCACCTGGTCGTAAAGGAGCTTCATGAACCGCGGTTCACAGAACGAAGTCTTGCAGCAGGAACTCATCGGGCGGCCGCCCGTGCTCGTCTCCCTGGGCGGCGAGGACTATCCGCTCGCCTTCCCCATCTACGCCGTCATCCTCTACAAGCAGGAGACCGCGAAGCTTAATCGATCCCGCGGATCCGGCCGGCCGAAGCCTACTCCTTCTGAGGTGCGTGAATCGACGCAGCGCTTTTCGGATCTGCTCAAGGAAGCGGCCGCGCTCGATGGCAACTCGGTCGACGGCGTCGGGAAATTTCGTCAAGTGATGGAAGAGGCCACGCTCGTGAAGCTGCCGATCGACGAGGCGACGGGAAATGGTGACAGTCTTTGCCTGATGCACAACTGGTACCGGATCACACTCGACGACCCGGAGCGCATTGTGTTGGCGCTCTGGGCCGGTCTGCACACGCGGCAGCCGGATAAGAGTTGGAAGCCACGGTTCGAATTGTCGGAACTGCAGGATGAGAAGCTCTTCAACATGAGCAACGCCGGCTCTTTTATTGAGCCGATTTCGCAGGCTCTGATCGCCCACATTAAGCGAGACGAGGAGTCGGACCCAAGCCCAAACGTCCCGGCGCCGGCGGCGCAGACGCCCCCGGCGAACTCCGAGAACCTTCCTTCCGAGATCTCTGGGCCATTGCCCGTTTTGACCTCGGTCTAAGCGACGGGGAGTTCCTGGCGATGGCGCCGGTTGCGCTCGATGCGCTGATCGATCGCGCTCGGGTGGCGCGGGATGAAGTTCGTTGGCTCGCCGCCGCGCAGCGCGCCGACTTCTGGAACGCTCACCGGGGCGAAAATGACGAGCCGGTCACTCCGGCATACTTCATGCCCGGAGCCGCCGGCGTGAAGAGCGAGCAGGACGAACTGAGGGAGTTCATCGATAAGATCCAGCGCGGCGAAAAGATCGATCCGCCACCGCCCGCTCAGGTCGCGGCTTTCCGTGCCGCCATGCAAAATAACTTCCGCAACGTGAAGCCGCTGGAATCATGCTCGACGTAAACGGCCGCGAATTGGAGAAGGGTGACTTGGCTCAACTGCTCTGCGAGATCCTCGATGTCGACGAGCATCAAGGTGTGCGCGCGCGCATCCTGAATTCCGAGACGGAGTTGTTGATCGGCTGCAAGCGCGACGAAGTTCTCGGCCTGGTCGCTGATTCTGAGCTGGTGAAGTTCGACGGCCCGGCGCCGGCTGTTCTATCGGCAGACGACCAGGCGGACGGGGTGAAACTGTGCCCGATGGAATGACGCTCACGATCAGCTCCGCACAGCTCGAGCGCAACATGCAGCAGATTCCCGCGCAGCTGGAAGCGAAGATCGCGCGCCAGGCGCTGCAGGCGGGTGGTGAAATCATTCAGGTGGCCGCGGAGGCCTCGGCGCCGCGGCGGTCCGGCGAGCTCGCCGACGACATCGTCATCAAGGTGCACGTGAACACTGCCGGCAACTTTCACGACAATTATGTCCTGGTGGGGCCGGGCTACGATCGTGCGCGAGTCAGGATCCGCAAGCGCGGCAAATACGCAGGCCGTGCGGACTCCTCTACCTCGCCCGGAGTCTACGGCAAATTTGTGGAAGTAGGGCACGCCCCGCCTGGCCTTGCCGGCGAGAAGCGCAAAGCCCGCAGAAGTGGTTTCGAGATCGAGTTCGGCGGCCGCGACACGCCCCCACATCCTTGGCTCGGACCGGCGTTCAAGGCCTCGAAAGAAGCGGCCGTCGAAGCCATGGGTGAAGTGATGCGCACCGGACTGGTGAGCGTCGCCGCAGAGTTACAGAAATGAAACTAGCAACTGATCGCTGGCCACTGGCCACTGCTTTATGAGCGTTTCCGTAGGATCGATGTCGGCCGGTCTCGGTCTGGATCTCACCGAGTTCCAGACCGGGATGCAGAAGGCGACTGAGCTTGCGCGTACCAACAGCACGCTCATGTCGGCCGAGATGAAGCGGCAGAGCCGCGAAGGCGCGGAGTCTCTGCGCCTGATTGACGAAGCGATCGGTGTGCACATTTCCCGTCCGCTCACTCGCATCATCGGCCAAAGCCAGCTGGTGGGGGGAGCCCTGGCCGGCATCTTCGCTTTTTCCGCCGGCGCCGCGATCGCGACGGTCTTTGTCGAGCAGGGCAAGCGCCTGCTCGAGATGACAGGCGCCCTCGAGGGCTGGAAGGCTATGCTCGGCCTCGCTGGCGAGACGGCGGAAGAGACGGCCAAACTCATGGGCACGGCCGATCAGGAACTCATCACCAACCTGCACCGGAAGATCGAGCTGCAGGATGAATACAATCGGCTGATTTTGGGCATGAAGGGCGGAGACTTCGAACGTGCTCACCTCGAACTGCTGAAACAGGAGACTGCCGAGCTGCAGAAACAGTGGCAGGCGCAGATCGCGCTCACCGGGGCGCGTGCCAATGAGACGGGCTGGCGCGGCACGGCCGTCAATCTTGCCCAGGTTGCCGGCGGACCGGGGGCTGTGGGCGCATTGGGCCTGATCGGTATCACCGCGGCGAAAGATCAGCAAGAGCAGGTCGTCGCAGCCAACAAAATGGCCGAGGCGATGAAGCCGCTCTACGACGCGATCAAACGCATTGGTGACGAGATCCAGAAAAGCGGTTGGAAGATATTCCGTGACGATGCTGATGCCGCCGCCGCGGCCGCGAAGGCCGACATTCAGGATCTGCAGGGCGATCTCAAGCGATGGAATGAAACCGCTGACGGCTCCTGGAAGTCGTGGATGAAGACCAACGACGAACTCGAAAAAGCGATGGCGAAGATGCGCGAGGTGGGCACTCTGGCCGAGAGCGCGCAACGCGAGCAACGCGCAAAAGCGTTGAACTTTCCGGCGATCGACACCGTTGGGCCGCCTCCCGGTGCCCCACGGCTCAGCGACCAGGAAGAGCTTGAGAAAGTCACCAACGATCAAAACGAGTCGTGGAAGAAGGCGGGCGAGATCCTGCAGCAGATCGAGACCCCGGCGCAGAAGTATGCCGCGCAGCTCGCCATTCTCAAGGAACTCGAGAGCCAGGGCAGAATTACCACGGCTCAATTCGCGCAAGCGCACCAGTTGCTGAACGAGCAACTCGCACAGGGCGAAGACAAGCTCGAGAAGCTGCTCAAGAAGACCGGGGACGCCTCCGCCGGCATGCAGGCATTCTTTTTGCAGATGCAGAAGACCGCCGGCCGCGACGGCGCCTTCACCTTTGACATTCTCAACAAGGGCCTCGACGGTTTCGAGAACAACACGGTGACGGCGCTGACCGGTGGCAAAGCGCAGTGGCAAAGCTATTTTGACGAGCTCGCCAAGATGGCGCTGAAGTTCGAACTCAACAAGCTGCTCACTAGCGGCCTGACCGGGCTGAAGGGTATCTTCGGCGGCGGCGGCCAGCAAGCTACTGCTGCCACGCAGGCCACGGCCGCGACGATCATGCAGTCTGCGGCCGCAACTCAGCTTGCGGCTGCGAACATCATGGCTGCTGGTGGCACGGCCGGGGGAGCTGGTGGTGGATTCAATCCCTTCAGCTTAACGGCCTTCAGCGGCGGACTGGCCGGCGGTGGCGATCTCACGCCTGGCGCTTCCTACATCGTGGGCGAGCAAGGTCCGGAGCCTTTAACAGTGGATCAGTCCGGGCAGGCATTCATCTCGCCGCACTCTTCATCGACTCGTACTGGTGGTGGAGACATGTACTTCCACATCGATGCCAAGGGGGCGGAGCTGGGTGTGGAGGAAAAGATCGTGCGAGCGCTGCAAGCGGCGCGCCCGCGGTTTATCGGAGAAGCCGTTGCCAACTTCAACGAGATCCAGCGCCGGACGGTGCAGCGCTAGCGCGTGATGGCCCACCACAAACCACCGAGTACGGCGGGCAAGACGAGAAACCAGAGGACAAGGTTGCGCACGATGTATTTCGCATCGGCTGAGACTTGTGTGCGCGGATCGAACAGATGCGCTTCCATGGCCGTGGGCGCCGGCGGCGCAGCCGCTTCGCGTGCGGCATCATCGAGCGCCGCGCCGGGTCTTTCGTTGAGCCAAGCTTTGACGCTCATTGCTTCACCTCGGAGGAGTCCTGTTTGTTCCAGAGCGGAGCGTTCGCGGTCGATCGTGCGGCGGGCCGGCGCTTCTTCCAGTCGGCGAGAATTGCCTTGCAGCCATCCTTCGCCGCCCGCGCCACGGTTCCCTGTTTGCTCGAATAGAGCACGTTCTTCTCGTGATCGAGGAGCATAAACTGGCTGACGGCATTGCGGAACAGCCCGTATTCGTCGCCACGATTGAACAGCAGAGAGTAATCGATCTGCGCGTTATCGTCTCGCGTGATCGAGATCTCCGGGCAGGACTTCAGCAAGTTCCGCGCCAGCTCCATGGTCTGATCGTCACGGCGGACGTGTTTGGTCTCGCGTGCGGCCTCTGGTTCGCTTCCGTTGCCGTCGATAAAGACCAACGGCCGCGCCGGCTGCTGTTGAGCCTGAAGCAGCGTGCCAAAGAAGATCGCAGTGGTAAGGGCGAGTTTCATGAATCCGCAGCATGATTCCACGGCTCCGCGGCCTCGTCAAGCACACGAACGAGCCAGAGACCTAAGACTCCAACTTCCCCTTTAACCTCAATGAGAAACCCTGCCTGGGATGCCGCCGTACTCGACGCGAAGCGCCTGGTCGCGCGCGCGCAGAAATGCCAGCTCTATCAGTTCTGCGACAGCTTCGCAAACGATCAGGGCATCTGGGATTCCGGTTTTGGGAATGCGATGATCTGGTCTGCCAGCTATTACCGCTTCCCTCCGCCGGCAGGTTTCCCTGCAGGCGGTGTCAAGTTTGGCCTGGGGCACGTGACCAAGAACATGTTGTCGAACCAGGCGACGTTCATCCCAAAGTTCGGCATTAAGTTCATCAGTCTGCCGGGCAGCGGCGCAGCCGCATTCTTCGCGGTGCTCGACACCGGGACGGCCCAATGGACCTTGCAGGTTACGGCGGCCGGCGCGCTCGCGATCTATTCCGGCGCCACGATCGAGGCCTCAACCGGTGTTGGCCTGATCACGACGAACACGTGGTACGGAATCGAATTGTCGGTGACGGTTTCGACTGCTGGCGGCACGGCAACCGTTTGGGTGAATGGCACTCAAGTGATCAACGTCACGGGGATCCGCACGCAGCAGTCGGCGAACGCCTACGGCAATCAGATTGGATGGGGTGACATCGGCGTCACCGGACTCTCCGGCTACATCACCGATCTGCGCGTTTGGGATAACACTGGCGCGACGCAGAATGCCCCGCTAGGCACCGACAGCCGCATGATCACCAAGATGGCCAGTGGCGCTGGCGCGGTGACTCAGTTCACGCCGAATGGAGCGGCCGCAAACTGGCAGTGCACGGATGAAGTTCCACCTGACGACGATACCACCTACGTTTCCAATTCCACGGCCGGCAATGCAGACGCTTACGCCATGCCCATCGCGGGTTTTACAGTGGCCCCGGCGATGGTGGTGGCACGCTCGCGCGCGCGCAAAGACGACGGCGCCACGCGCGCGCTTGAAATCGGAGTCGATTCTTCGGGCTCGATCGCCGTGGGGTCTCCGGTGACCATGGGCTCGAGCTATGCCTGGCTCGATACTTGCATCGCCCTGGATCCGCACACCAGCGCAGCCTGGACGGCCGCGGGCGCCGATGCGGCGCAGCACTACAAAGTCGAGAGCACCTAACTTGTGGCCATCCGCGACACCCAGGACTGCCTCATCTTCGAGGTTGCAACGCTGGGCACCAGCCTGCTGCGCGACACGCAGGACTGCCTCATCTTCGAAGTTCCCTATACGCCCGTGTCCATCGTTTATCCCTTAACGCCGCCGGCGGCGCTCAAGCCGCAGGACGTCACCATGCACATGATGAATGTGGTGGGTGAGAACATTTCTCCGTTCGTCGCGAGCCAGCAGGAGCAACAGTGGCCCGGCCAGTGGTTCGAGCTCGAGGTGGCGCTGCGTCCGATGCTGCGTGCCGATTACGAAGCTGTCGTGGGATTCCTGGGCGCGCTGAACGGCAAATTTGGAACGTTTCTCTTCGGCGATCACAACGCCAAGACGCCGCAGGGCGTGGCCACCGGCACTCCGCTGGTGAACGGTGCGAACGCTTCCGGCAGCAATGCGATCAACCTGAAGGGTTTCACTCCGGGTGTCACGGGAATTCTCAAAGCCGGCGACTATATGCAGATCGCGACGTCTGGAGGTCTGCAACGGCTTTATAAGAATCTCTTCGACATCAACTCCGATGGCAGCGGCAACGCCACCGCGACGGTGTTTCCTACGATCCGCGAGGCGCTGGTGGACGGCCTGTCGGTGGTGCTGAACAACACCGCGGGCACGTTCCGCCTGATGGAGAACGATATCGTCTGGAAAATTGCGCGGAGCCGATCGACCTCGATCAGCTTCAAGGCCATGGAGGCTTTCTAGGTGGCAGTTGCTAGTGGTCCGTTGCCAGTTGCCAGCTTCGACGAAACTGCCGGCCGTGCCGCCTACGAAGCTTTCACCGAGGCGGTGAAGGCCTGGAATCCCTATCCGCCAGACTGGCGCGGGCAGGCGGAGGCGGTGAAGCAAGGTTGGATCGCCGCGGCCAAGGCCGTTCGCGCGTTGTTGTAAGAATCCGGAATTACTTTTGCCTCGCTCTCTCTCACCCACATTCCTGGCGCAGCTCGGCAGCTCGGGATCTTCTTCGCCGGCGCTGTTCGTGGTGCTGGCCTTCGCCAACGAAACGCTTTACCTGTGGAGTGGTCTCGGGCCTCTGACGCCCGCGGGGCCGGCATTCAATCCGCTTTCGGCATTTCCCTATGGGCAGACCTGGACCGGGCTGGGATGGTTGGGGAAGATCTCAGCGATCCCGCAGACCACGAAGATCCAGGCGCAGAGTGTCACGCTCTCGCTCTCGGGCATTCCGAGCCAACTGCTGACCGACACGATCGGTCAGGTGCGTATCACCGGCACCGCAACCGTCTTCCTGGGATTCTTCGATTCCACGGGTGCGCTGATTCTGGATCCGATTCAGCTTTTCTATGGCGCACTCGACGTGCCCACACTCGATGATTCAGGTCAGACGTCGACGATCAGCATCACCGCTGAGAATCCGCTGCTCTCGCTAAACGAAGCGCCCGATCGCCGCTTCGATGATCTCGATCAGCAAATTTACGTGCCCGGAGATCTAGGCTTCAGCTTTGTCGACGCGCTTCCGAATCTGGCGCTCTTCTGGCCGGCGCCGACGAGCTGGGGCACACCGTACCCGACCTCGATCACGATGTCGCCTACTTCTGTCGATATCGCCGTCGGTGGCACTGCCACAATCGAGGTTACCGTTCACTACAACGATGGCAGTTCCTACACCAGACCGGCCGGCACGGGCAGCGGTCCGCACTGGATCGGAAGCGTTGCCTCAACCAATCCTAGAGTGGCAGTCGTGGACGCCGCCGGCGTGGTGACCGGAATCGCGCCAGGTACCTGCAGCCTGATGGCGCGCACACCAACGTTCTCCGGCGGGGGTGGTCCCATGGCTGAGAACCGCGCGGCCTGCAGCATTATCGTCCACTCCTGAAGAGCCATGCCCCTGCAACGCTTCCAAAACTGGCCGCGGCGGCTGCACATCCTGATTCAAAGCTCGCAGGCGATCACTTTCCAGTGGGGGCTGCACGATTGCGGATTGTTCGCGGCGCGCTGGATCCGCGAGGCCACAGGGCTCGACCTAGGGGCGCCCTATCGTGGCACGTATTCGACTGAGGCGGGCGCTGACGCTGTTTTTCTCGCCGGCTATTCCGACCTGGGCAGCTTTGCCGCGGCGATCGCGGCCGCCAACTCCATGCCGGAAGTGCCGCCAACATTTGCTCGTCGCGGAGATGTCGTGTGGGTTGACAACAGCACGCCACTGAATCCCAGTCCATACGGAGCGCTGGGGGTGGTGGGCCTCGACCCTCGCTTCGCGCACTGCATGGGCGCCCAGGGCACGGTGCGCGTGCACATGAGCCGCTGGAAACGTGCCTGGCAGGTGGGATGAAGCAGTGGTCAGTGGCCAGTTGTCAGTTGCCAGTTTTTTGCGGAAAGAGCCTGGCAAACAGTTCGCGGATCCGGCAACGGCGCCAGCGCTTGCCTGTGGAACGGAAGATCCGAAGCTGGCCAGGTTTCAACGCTTCGCCTTCGACATAGTGCAGCAGATCGGCAGAGGTGTTTTCTACACGCATCAATTCGCCACGGTGGTTCTCAGGTAAAGCGAACGTGACCGTGATGGGCTTATCGAATTTGATCACCATTTCGCTGCTATCCATGACTCGTGATTCTACAACTGGCCGCTGGCCACTGGCCACTGGCAACTGCTCATGAGCAAAACCGTTCTCGAAGTCGGACTGATTCTCGGCGGCCTGGCGGTTGCCCTGGCTGCGGGGCCCGTCGGGCTCATCGCCCTGCAGGGCAACCTGGCGATGATGAATGCGATGATCGGCATCGGTCTCACCACCACGCTCAGCGGTGTGGGCCTCGCTCTGCGGCCGAACACGCGCACCGTGGGCGCCGCGAACACGCTCAGCTTCAGCCAGGGTCCGACGCCGCGACGCGTCATCTATGGACAATTTCAGACTGCCGGTGTGCTGACTTACGCGAGTTTCCCTCCGGCGTCGAATCTGCAGCAGACGAACCAGTACCTGCACTTGATCTACACGCTGACCGGTCACGAGATCTCGAGCTTCGATGGTGTCTCGATCAATGGGACGGTGCGTAATTTCGGTGTTGACCTGGTCTACCAGCCGGGCGGAGTCACAGACCTCCTCTGGCATGTGGATCCCAGCAGCAGCGGATCGGCCAACGATCTCTACTGGCAGCACATGTTCTTCGAGTTCGATTTCGGGCGCGCTGTCGGCGGAGGATCCTTCCCGAATCTCGCCGGCGGAGATCCCGCCTGGACCGCGGCCTGCAACCAGCAGGGTTGTGCCAAGGTGCACGTGATTCTCCGCTATGACTCAACGTGGAACGGAATCTTCCCCGGCGGCCAGATCCCGAACATCCAGTTCCTGGTCACCGGGAAAAATCTGATCGACACCCGCGTCCTCAGCGCATGGCTGCCTTCCACGTCGTACTTGAAGTACAACTGGCTTCTCGACAACCACGGCATTCTCTGGTACCAGACCAACACCTCCGGCACTTCGGGCGCCGCCGGCAGCCGGCCGAATTTTGAAGGTGCATCGAGCTTTCCGGCCACACTTTCTGACAACACTCTGAGCTGGACGTCCTACGGTCAGGGTCAAGGCTCGATCTCGGCTGGCGCCGACGGCAATCCGCAGGGTCACATCGTACAAGGGCGGTTGGTGAACGACGCCTGGGTGCCCGGCGCCGGTTACAGTCCTAACCTGGTGATTGAAGCGCCACTCGGCTATCTGCAGCAGGCAACGAACTCGGGAACCACGGGAGCGACGGAACCAGCCTTCAGCCTGACGCTGGGCGGCACTACCACCGACAACTCGCAGAACTGGGTGTGCCTGGGGCGGTCGTGGCACGCGATCAATCCCTCGAACCCGGCGCTCGTGGTCAACGATTATCTGCAGGACACAGACTACGGAATGAAGGCGCAGGCGGCGACCATCGACACCAGTTCGGTGAGCGCCGCGGCCAACGTGTGCGAAGAGCAGGCGCTGATCATCTGGAACGCCGACAACACCGTGGTCTATGAAAATCTCTACTCGTGCAACGGGATGTTCGATCACTCCTCGGTGCGTGGCAACGTGCTCACGTCGCTCTGTGGATCGATGGCCGGCTGGGTGATTCCTCCGGGAGATATGTGGCATGTGTTCGCCGGCGCCTTCCAGACGCCGACGGTGGCGCTGGGCGATACCGATATGCGCGGTTCCATCAAGGGGGACTTCCGGCTCTCGAAGCGCGATCTGCTCAACACGGTGGGAGCGGACTTCGTGCCGGCATTCTTGCCGAGCAATCCTGCGGGATCGCTTTCACTGACGCAGGTGCCTGCGACATGGCAAAAGATGAGCGCTCCGGAGTACCAGGCCAATGGTCTCGCCGGAAAGCCCAACTACCTGAACAGCGAAGATGGCGGCCAGATCCTGCGCATCAAGCTGCAGCTCGACTTCACCACTTCCCTTTGGACGGCCCAGCGCCTGGAAAAGATCGCCATGATGCGATCGCGCTTTCCGCAGACGCTGACTCTGCCGGCGAAGCTCACAGCCCTGCAGCTTGAGGCCGGCGACACGTTCAGCTTTACGCACACTCGTTGGGGAATCCTGGCGCAGGTGTTTGAAGCGACGCAGGCCACGGTGACGCTCGACGGCTCGCACGGTGGTGGCGGGAAGGATCAGTCACCGGTGGTGGGCGTCGACATCATCGCGCGCCAGGTGGATCCGTCGATCTATGAATTCCAGGGGCCGACGTCGGCGTCGAACTATGGCGAGTACTCCCCTTACGGAATCACAGGTGTGATGACGGGGGTGGAGTGAGGAAAGCGGTGGCCAGTGGTCAGTTGCCAGTTGCCAGTAAGGACAGGCTGTTGATCGTGGCGCGCGGATTCGCTGTCGTCGTATGCGTTCTTGCGATCTCGCTCGACTGGCCGTGGTGGGTTATGACGATTGCCGGGGGCCTGACTCTTGGGCTGTTCTGCGTCACGCCATTGTCGCGACGTGCCTATGTTTGTGGGCGCGATGATTCTCGTGCGACTGACATTCCACATGGTGGCCAGAAGGTGCTGGTCATGACCGAGCGCGAAGCGAACCAGCGCAATGCCGCGCTCGTCGCCAACGGCCGCGAGGAGTATCTGGAGTGAGTTTTTTGCCCTACGCTCGAAGGACCAGGTCCAGCTCGTCGACGACGTCGGCCGCGGAGCTGCCGGCGGGATCCGCGTAGGCTAAGATTTCCGCCTTTTGCCGAGGTAGAAGTTGCGAATGCGGTCGCCATCGCGCCAGACCAGATAGTTATATTGACCAGCTTTTACGCGGATGCTGGCGCGAGCGTAGCCGCGCCACCGCGAACCGGCGATGCGGACGAAAATCTCTGGTTTTGGCGGCGTTGCCCTACGCGGCGTCACAATCGTGCGTTTTCGAGTTTTCATAAGTTTTCCGGCCGATCGGAGAATGTAGGGCAAAAGGATAGCACGCGATGAACCTAATCGAGCAACTCGTTCGCGACGAAGGCATCGAGCTCAGGCCTTACAAGGATTCGGTCGGCAAGCTCACGATCGGAGTGGGACGCAATCTGGACGACGTCGGGATCTCGCGCGCTGAAGCGATGGCGCTCCTTGCCAACGACGTACAAAATGCGCGTGCCCAGCTCGAAGAGCATTTGCCCTGGGCCGGAGGTCTCGATGAGATCCGCGAAGCGGCGCTGGTCAACATGGCGTTCAATCTCGGGATCGGCCGGCTGTTGAACTTTCGCAACTTCCTCGCAGCGCTGCAGGCCGGCGATTACAAAACCGCCTCGGCCGAGATGATGAACTCTCTCTGGGCAAAGCAGGTGGGGCCGCGTGCGCAAAGGCTCGCACTGCAGATCGAAACCGGATTTTGGCAGTAACCACAGGAGAACATTTATGCCTCTTCTTCCAATAATTCAGGATGTGCTGGGCAGTTCCCTGCTCGACAGCATCAAGGGCCTCGTCTCGCAGTTCCACATGTCTCCCCAGGAAAAGGCGGACCTGTCGGCCAAGCTCGACGCCGAAAAAGATCAGTTCACGGCCGCGGAGAACAACTACAACGCGAAGCTCAACGACATCGCCGGCCAGAACATTCGCGCTGAAGAGCAGAGTGGCGACAAATTCACCGAGCGCGCCAGGCCCGCGGTGATCTGGGTGGGGCTGCTGATGTTCTTCTGGAATTACTGCGTTGTGCCGACGGCCGGCGTTCACTGGCACGTCCCTGCTCTGCCAATCCCCGATACGTTCTCGGAAATTTGGGGCATCGTGGTCACCGGCTACGTTTTCAGTCGCACGGCCGATAAGGTCATGGCCTTGCCCGGAGATAGTCAGATCAAACTCCCATTTGGGATCCAGATCGGCAACAAGAGCTAGGCGCGGCCGAGCTCGCCGCCCGCTCCGAAATAGATTTTCATTCTGAGAGGAAGAGGAGAATTCCATGGATTCAGTAGCGGTTGCATTCGTCGTCGCAGTCCCGGCCGCGTTCGCCGCCGGCGTCATCTTTCACAAGTACGTCATCAGCGAAGCCGCGGCCATCAAGCAGCACGTCACCGATGCCGAGACGCGGATCCGCGGCGATTTCAGTTCCCTGCTGAAAAAGGCCGGGGCCGAAGTTGCCCAGGTCGCGTCGAAGGTCTAGCCCCAACGTCCCGCAGCCTGTACAGGCTAACTCGCCAGCTTGGTGTCCTCGGTGAAGGGCGCGCGCAAAGTCTTCGTGGTGAGCGTCTCGTCCTGCTTCGAGCCGGGCATCAGGCGCGGACGCGTCGGCGGATTGTGCTTCTGCTCGTGCGCGATCGCAGCGAGCTGCGGACATTTTTCTGACAGCTCGACACAGCCCTCGTAGACATCTTCGTTGAAGGCGCCGCTCTGAGGAGCTGGGCCAAAGCCGATGGAGATACTACAGGGCATGCAGAGCACACGGCGGCGCGCGGTCGCGCGGACCATCGGACGCACCCCGGTAGTTCGGAGGACCGTGTAGGCGATGACCGCGGGTTGGCCGCTCTCATTGATAGTCTCGGCGGTCTTGAGGGTGCTGCCGCAACGAACGCAGGGTTCGATCTTCATGGCTGCATTCTAGCCTGTACAGGCTGAGGCGGGAATCGAAGGAGTAAACAGATGGCCACCAACGCAGCTCAGGTTCTAGTCTCCGAGTCACCGAACGCGGAGCAGGTCGACGCGCACGCGCAGGAATACAAACGGCTCGAGGAGATCCTCGACGAAGCCAAGACCGCCTACGCTGCGGTCAAAAAGGCAGAGGGCGCGCAACTCGATGAGCTCCACGCCGCGCTGATCGATCTGGTGCGCGCCCACGGGGGAAAGCACGCCGAGAAGTCGAAGATCCTGCACGGCATCGAGTGGGAGCTGATGGCCACGTTTGGCGAGTCCCACGGCATCGACGCAGCCGCCGTCGAGCGGCTGCGCCTGGCGCTGAAGGATGCGAAACAAACCCGTCTGCTGAAGAAGCTTTTCACCGAGGAAAAGTCCTGGCGCCTGGCGCCGAACGCGGCTGAGGTGCTGAGGGCGGAAGGGAAGCTGCCGGACGAGATCGCGGGCCTCGCGCTGGCGTGCTTCACATTTGCGCCCAGGACGCCCCAGCTCGACGTTCGTCCCCGGAAGAAGGGTTAACCCCCACACAATTCAGGCCTCGCAGAACGGCCGTTTTTGGGGCGCCCCGTCTGTTTCAATTCACCTGAATTGAAAAACTGCTTTTTGAAGCTGAGATTTTACTAGTCAGTCAACAGGGATCTGGAGTTGGTTAGGAATGGCCTAGCGAACAGTCGGCCTATACGCGATCGGGTCGGTCAGTTTGATTTCGGTCGGCCGCAGAGAGCCGTCTTCGAGGAGTGGAAAGCCTATGCATTCCCAAGTACCATCGGTCGCCAGATCGACATGCGGAGGGCCGGCCTGTAGGAGATCCTTCCAGAGTTGGCGACCGACGCGGATACGTGAAGGCTTTTTCCCGCTTCGCCGCAGCTCCTCTACTGCCATCGCGACTACCAATACCTGAGCCGGGATTCCCATGGCATCGGCGATTTTAGCATGATGAACCTGGTTGCACTCTATGCGCGCGTCTCGAAGGACATCTGCCGAACCTGCGGCAAGGCAGAGGCGCGTCACAACGCCACGATCGATCACGAGTTCAAGGGCCAGGATCCCGAGGCCCAGCTGCAGCCGTTGCGTGAGATGTGCCGCATGAAGGGCTGGACGATCGTGAAGGAATACATCGACGAGGGATGGAGCGGGGCCTCGGAGTCGCGGCCGGCGTTCGATGAGTTGATGGCCGTGATCGCCGCGACGGATCCGAAAAAGCCAGAGACCAGAAAGTTTGACGGCGTGGTCGTGTGGAAGTTCGATCGATTCTTTCGCTCGACGCCGCACATGCTCCAAGTCCTGGACACGCTCAACGCGAAGCGCCTCGAGTTTCTCTCGCTCACGGAAGCGATCGACACGTCGACGCCGATGGGTCGCTTGGTTTTCACCATCCTGGCCGCGATCGCGGAATTTGAGCGCAACCTGATCGCCGAGCGGATCCGCAACGGCATGAAGAAAGCCGGCGCGAAAAGACCAGGCCCGAAGATCAGCGAGCGAGGGCCGTCCCCTTCAACTTTGTGGCGCCGGTCTAAGCACGCCGCGAGCCCGCACCAAGACCGTTAACCCAGGTCGCTTCCCGCGTCCCGCCCAGCCCGAATCGGGCATTCCCTCCTAGCTTTTCCACAGCCCCCTAATTTTCCTATTGCGCTGCGCTCCGCATCGTGCTACAAGTGTTGCGCATGGCGAAGGATCCAGCAGCGGTGGCGCTCGGCAGGCGAGGCGGAAAAGCCTACGCCAAAAACACCACTCCCGAAGAGCGACGCAAGAGCGCTCGTCGCGCGGCCCTGGCGCGATGGGCTAAGACGCCGAGTTCAGTCCGCACCCGCGGCCAGTCTCCGGATCAATCGCCGCTCTTCCCACCACCGGTAACTGAAGCGAACGGGCGCCGGAAGCGAGGCGCCGCGTGAGCTTCACACGTTACCTGTTATCGGACGTAGTGGCCCTCTGCGGCCCGCTGGGTGCAACGCTCAGCGTTTCTAGTTCTGTTCGGCAATCTGGTCGAGCTTACAATCCCCCGTCCGTCAAGGCCCTCCTCCCCACAGGAGGCGCTGATGGGAAACTCCCTTCTTCGCCGAATTCTCAACTACCTCGAACGCGCCGAAGAGCGCGAACTCAATCCACATTTTCAGGACGACTACCGGATCGCATGGATCACGGTGCTGACTGCCGCGAGCGGAGATGCGCAGCCGCACGTGCGCGCGACCTACGCCGTCCTGGGACTTCACCCCGACAAAGTTTGGCCCTCGATCGTCGAGCGCAGGAAGGCGTATCTCGGGACGGAATACGAAAAGTTTTTCGGCGGGAGTTCATCGCCGAGGAAGCCGGCGCAGTCAGAACGTCGTCTGCGGCGGAAAGGCGGCGATCGCGCCGCGTGAAGGAGTTTGTGAGCTAAAAGCGAACGGCGCGGGGATGAGGCCGCGCCGTAGAAAGTTCACCTGGTCAAAGGAGAACCGATGGTCCGAACAAAAAGAGCATACAACAACTCGCGAGCTGGGAATAGAAAAAAAATCTTCCCGGCTCTCCGTTCCCCAAAAAGCGCGATCTCTGAGCTGCTCGATCTCGCTTCCCTGGTCGCCTTTCTGGCCGCGATCTGCATGGTGCGGGCATGAGCGCGGCGCAGACAGCACTCCAATTCCCGATTGCTCGAAAAGACGAGGCGCCGCAGTCTCACGGCGTGCGCTCGCATTGCACCTGGTGCGACGGCAGCGGCTGGCGACCGGTTGCAACGACCGATGGCAGTCGCCGCGTCACGCGCTGTGAATGCATTACGCGGCGCCGAGACGCGGCAGCATTGCCATCGGCCGACTACAAGGCCGCGGCCGCGGGGGAACGCTCATGAAAAGAATGGAAATCGGCCTTCTCTATCGCGTGGGGGCGGAGTACCCGGAGGAAGTGCTGCCGTCAGACGGCAAGAAGTTCTCGCTTCGAGAGCTTCAAAAATTCGTCGGCGGCTATATCGAGGCGGTGCCTCACGCGCAGCCGATCGCTTATTGCAACGAGGAAGGGCGACTTAACCACCTTTCTCTAAATGAGGCTGCTTCGCTCGCTTTCAATCAGGCGCTAGTTGGGGACGTGATTCAGGTCTCGACGGGGCCGAGGGAACGATGATGAGCCGTGCCAGCCATGCTGCTGATTTCGAGTGGACGTTCTCGACTCGAGTGCGCGAGCGCAGATGCCACGCGTGCCGCTCGATGACTAGCGGATTTCTCACCAACCTACGCACTGGCGTGCGCAAGCCTTTTTGTTCCACCTGTTTTTTTTATGCGGTGAAGGAAGCCAGTCCATCTTCCGCGCCGCGCAAACAACCCGAGCCTGTGCCGCTGGCGCCGGTTCGAGAAGCGGAGCAGCTTCGCCTATGTTGACCTTCCACGGAAGTCAGGAACTGAAAGACCAACGCATCGCGCAGGTGCGAGCCCATCGCCTGGCCGACCAGCTCATTCACGGCCAGTACTGGCAGGATGGCAAGGGCTGCGCTGTTGGCTGCACCGTCCACAGCGGAGATCACATGGCTTACGAGAGCGAACTCGGAATTCCTGTCGAGCTCGCGTATGCCGAGGATCACATCTTCGAGTCACTGCCCAACGGCAAAGCGCTGATGTGGCCAGAGCGATTTCTCCAGGCAATTCCTGTCGGCGTGGATCTGCGCGCGACTCACGTGAACAAACGCTACGTCCTGGCGCTGCTCACCGATGAGAAGCGCGGGCTGATGCGGCTCATCCGCAACGACGAGACGAGGAAGCTTGCGACCGAGCTCGTCGAATTCTTAAAGCAGGGCATCTCAGAGCCGGCGCCCACGGCGGCTCCTGATGCCCTGCGGAGACTGTCCTATCGCGCCGATCTCGCCTATCTCGCCGATCTCGCCGATCTCGCCTATCGCGCCTATCTCGCCGATCGCGCCTATCTCGCCTATCTCGCCGATCGCGCCTATCTCGCCTATCTCGCCGATCTCGCCGATCTCGCCGAAATTCTGCTCGAAGTGCTCGCCGCTAGCGCGTCGACCACTTCTCTCAAGGCGCGTGCGCTGCCCGCGCACGCATCAACGGAGCAAACTCGATGAGCACAGGGACCGAAGAGCGCAATCAGCAGATCATTGCAGCGCGCGAGTCTGGCGCCAGCACCGCCGCAATCGCGAAACGGTTCTCCCTCACGCCAACGAGGATCTTCCAGATCGCTCCGGTACGACGAAGCCAGCGTCAGACGCCGACGCACCTGGTCGCCGCGGATCCGCAGGAGATGGCTGCGGCGCGCGGTCATCTCGCCGAATTCTTGCAGCGAAAGATCGTCGAGGCGCGGACCGAGGCCAGCGACGTGAGCGAGGCGATCGCCGCGGCGCTGCAGAACAACTGGAACTGTTCTGCACTCGATCGACAGGATCAGCGCCTCAAGAGCCGCGTGATGTTCTATGAGAAGGCCCTTGCCGTCGTTGAAGCCGGCTACACACTAATTCCAAACTTCCCGCTCTCGATCTTCGCGGTGCGGGTGAACCGCAAAACCCCACTGAAACGGACCGCATTCGCTGAGAGCTCCTACAGGGAGACAGACGCCTCCATCCCGGACGAGAAAGCGAAGGCGCTCGCTGCCGGCGAAGGGCGATACGTCTCGCCGTCGCAACTGGTGCATCGCGAGAACTTCACCGAACAGAAAGAAGGCAAAACGGTGAAATGGACGCAAGCGGCGTGGCCAGTGGAATTCGACAGCGTCGACTTCCCTCTCGTGGCGGCTCGTCCCGTGGTCATGGAAGCGGCCGCGCGCGCCATGGCGCTGAAGCTCTTCGACGAAATCGGGATCTCCCCGCCTCAGTCGCAGCCTGATCCACTGATCATCGGGCGCATCGTCATGAAGCGCCAGGCGGGATGGCGTGAGCCGAAATCTCTCAGCTTCCTGATCGCGTGGCATCTCGATTTGAGGACGCTATGACCAGCCCGGCGTTCAGTTCGTTTCTTCCAGAGCGTGTGGTTCACCTAGCGGCCATGTACTGCAAGGAGCACCGCACGGGCTATATACGGCCGCTGGATCTCTGCAAAACATTTGGGATGACTCGCCATGAGGCTTACCTCGCATTGTGGGTGGCTTCGCTGATCGGATATCCGGTGAAGCGTCGCCGCGGTGGCTGGTGGTTTTGGGATAACAAGCACGCAAACGCGGAGGCCTTGTGAGAGAGCTTCGCCAGGAAGTCAGCGAGCTGATGGCGCTGGTGCACCTGATCCCGCCTGAGCTCGCGGAGGGGCACGTGGCGCAGATGGATGACGTGGAAGTGTGGGATCGATTTCAGCGGTACACGGGAATGGAGTTGAGTGCAGCGGGTCCAAAACCAGAGCGGAACAACGTGTCTTCTACCCAGTTCTCACGTCCCGCGACGATGACGGCAGGCCTGCCGCACTCAACTCTGTTCCCGGAGCTCCCGACCGAGCAAAACGAAAACGGGCACAGTCATGCCAGATTCGGAGGTAAAGCAACTGGGTCCGAAGTCGGCGTTGGGCGTTAGCCCGGCGCCGATGTAAGCAGGAACATCGCACGGCGAACGTTGTGTGTCTGACGAACGCCGCGCTTTAAGTGTGTCCGGGCGCGTCGGGCGAAGCCCGACGCTGGTTTTGCGGTTGGTTTCTTTACTAGATACCAGTGAATAAGTCGACAGATCGGAGCGAAGTGATTCCAGCGGAAGAAGTTCGCGGTTTTGTGCGCGGAGCTGAGTCAACGCCCGAGTTCCTGGGCGAAGAATTTCGGCTGCTGGATCGCTATGAACTGCAGGCGGATCTAGTGGAGACGCTGAGACAGACCGAGCATCACTCCCATCTCGCGCCGAAAGTTGCGGCGTGCCATCACACCTTCCGGGGTTGGCATCGCGAGCGCTGTGGTCACAACTGGGCGGAGGCAGAGAACTCCTGCTCGGTACGGGTGTGCCCTCACGATTCGCGCCGGCGTTCGCTGGTGCTGGCTGCGCGTCTGGAAAAGTTTCTGGTCGCGAAGATCGGGCTGCGCTACGCCGTGCTGGCTGAGCGGAACTCGGAGAACCTGGCTGACGGCCTGGTCTCGCTGTGGGAAGCCTGGACCAGGCTACGCCGATCGGTGCGGTGGAAGCACAAAGTTCGCGGCTGCATCGTTGCGCTCGAGGTGACCTACAACCGCGAAGAGCGCACATGGCACCCGCACCTCAACGTGCTGATGGAGGGCGAGTACTTCCCTTTCGAGGAGCTGAACCAGGCCTGGATCGAGGCGACAGATGGCCGAGGCCACACGTCGTTCATTCGCGCGGCCGACGCCGGCACGGTGCGCGAGCTGATCAAGTACGTGACGAAGATTGCGGATCTGGTGGGTGAGGCGCCGGCGCTCGATGAATTCCTTACCGCGGTCGCGCGCAAGCGCCTGGTGCGCACGTATGGCACGTTCTACGGCATGCCGGTCGATGATGAAGAGAATCCAGGCCGCGAGTGTCCGGACTGTCACGAGCAGGATGGGATTGTGCGCCTGGGAGTGGTGCCGTCGTACCAGATCAGTCTCGATCTGAATGGCGTCTTCCGCTTCAAGCGATCGCAGCGCGACGTGGATCGCGATGAGCGGGCGTCGACGGAGTTCTATCCCGCTTTCTTCCAGGATGGTCGCGCGGTGTCGCGCAAGGCGCATCCGCGCGCGCATGACAACGACTTTCGCGAGTTCAAAGAACTCGTGAGAAAACACGCGGCTACCAGCCGCTCAAGGAGCAATACCGATGGGAACAGCAGCAGCAACCCCGATCAGCAATAGGCCCCGGCGCGAGATGGTTGAGAGCAAGGCGCCGGAACAATTTCAATTCTCCAAACTCGGCCAGAAGGCGGAAGGAATTCTGCTTTCGATTGAACCTGCCTTGGTCAAGGGCAAAGAGGCGCTCGAATATCTGTTTCAGGCCGAAGGTGGTGGACGATTCACCTGTCTCGGGACGAACGATCTCAACAAAAAACTGCACCCCGGCATGATTGGCCACATGGTGGAGATCCGGTACGAGAACGACGATGCCTCGTTCCAGAAACCGGGACAGAGCCCGATGAAAGTGTTCAAAGTCCTGGTGAGCAAGGAGAAAGAACCGGGGTTCTGATGCGTGAGTTTCCGGGGTGGGCAGTTAGCCCAGGTACTCGAATTTGATTCCAGCAAAATCAGTTCGAGGGCAACAAGCCCGCCCCGGAATTACGGAGGAAGAGATGAGTTTCAGCACTGCTGCGGAGGAAGCGTTCTATCGCCACATCGATCACTGCGAGAAGTGTGTCAGATGCAAGACCGCCGATAGGTGGTTTGGCAGCGACTATTGCGACCTTGGGCGCGCGCTGTTGGAAGAGATGGTGCGTGCGAAAGACCGAACGGCGGCGGTGAACTGATGAGCTGCGAGTCCATCGATGTGAACGGACATAAGTTTCTGATCTGCGGGGTGCGCGACGGTGTGCGGTATTGCCAATGTGGCCGCGCCGGAAAGTTTATCTGTGACTGGAAAGTTGCGGACCGGTCCTCGGGAACTTGCGATCGCGTGATCTGCGAACGCTGTTCGCTCGAAGTGGCGCCGCTGAAGCATTTGTGTTCGGAGCATCAAGCTGCATGGCATTCGTGGCAGCGCCGGCATCCGGGCATTTTGGGACCGGCACCGCCGGTGCAGCAGTTGGGACTATTCACGGAGGCCACATGAGGGCTCGCGAGCTTCTCTCCGATTTTGAACTGGGTCCAGGTGATCGCCGGGCCACGTTGCTGCAGCTGAAAATCTTCGTGCGCTATCTGGCCGACAACCTTTACGAAGCTACTTTGAACAGCGGTGAGCGAGTCTCTGACGCCACCGCTTTCAAGTTGCTGCTGCACGAATTGGCGGAAGAAGCGCGGATGTTGGCCAGTTCTACGCACAGCACGGAAGTGTCGTTGACGCTGGAATGTGGGACACGTCCCAAAGTAACTCCGCCTTTGCCTCAGCGGCGATGGGATTCGCGGATCTGTCCTGACTGCGATCACGAACACGAAGGGCGCGAAGAGTGCGGGAAATATCTGGGCGAAGGAAAGTTCTGTCACTGCCCGTCGAAGGTGGCGGCATGAACGCGAACACCATCGGCGGCATTGGCGCGGTGCTGGCCGCGGTTGTTTTGCTAGTCGCCTATTTCCGTGAGTGGGGCTACCGGCGCGGTTTCAAGGATGGCCACACTGCGGGTGAGAACGACGCCTGGATGAGTTTTGTTGTGATGGAGCGCCAGGTCGATGAAGAACGCCAAAAAATTTGGAGGACGGAAGAGTGAAAGCGCTGACTCTTTGGCAACCGTGGGCAACGCTGATCGCGATGGGAGAAAAGCGTATTGAAACGCGCTGCTGGAGCACGAAGTATCGAGGCGAATTGGCAATTCATGCGGCGGCGAAGTTGCCAGCGAAGTACCTTGGCGCTTCATCCCGCGAAGATGCGTTCCGTGATCAGTTGGCAGATATCTTCTGCGTGCGTCGAGATCGCGACGACCGCGGCGGAAAGCATGTCGATGATATTTTGCGCCGCCTTCCTTTTGGAAAGGTGGTCTGCATCGTTCGTCTCAGTGAAGTCACAGAGATCGACGAGATGTTGCGCGACACAATCACGTACCGTGAACGACTTTTCGGCAACTACGAAAACGGGCGCTACGCGTGGCACCTCGAAATGATGGAAGTGTTTGAGCCGCCAATCCCCGCCAAGGGAAGCCGAATGCTGTGGCACTGGAATTCCTCTCTCAGCCCCTCCCCCGACTGCGCTGACTCTACCCAACGCGAAAGGACCACCACATGACGAACACCAGCAAATCGGGATTCAGTTGGATTCTTCTTGTCGTTGTAGCTGTTTTGGGACTCCTGTTTTTGACTGCCGTAGAGGGCCACTGCCAGACCAATCCTCTCCCGCTCGGGACGGTGTCGAACGTTCAGAGCGTGAGCAGTTGTCTCACCGGTTTCGCCTCTGGCGCGAGTTGCTGGACCGCCACCGTCTCCTGCCCGCCGTTGCCGGACATCGTTGTCACGTTTGGTATCAAGGGGACCGCTACGAAGGGCACGGTGATTTTCGTCAATGGCGACGGTGGCACGTTGCCTTACGGTCAGCCCTATGTTGCTCCTTACGGCAACGCTGGACTTTCTTCGGTGCAGTTGGCCTTCGCCACATCCTGGGAGCTCGGTGGCGCCAGCAATCTGATGCAAGCCGCGTGCCGGCCAGCGACGATGATGAATTATTTTTACCAGCCTGGTGTTCCTTACGCAGTGCAGTCGACCTCTGCCGGCTCCGGAGCCGTGGGCTACGCATTTGCCTGGTACGGACTCGCCTTTGAGTTCAAGAACTGGGAAGCGGTGGTTGGCCCGGTGTTCTCTGACATCGTGCAGGGCTGCGAGGAGCCCGCGGCTGGCGTGATCACCGTCATCCCGACCAATGGGCTACTCTTTGATGACACTCCGCAGTACGTGAAGGAATCTGGATTCATGACGCAGACTACCGGTTACAAGTGTCTGCAAAAAAGCGGATTCAGCTCGCAGGCAGCTCTGGCGTCATGGGCGGCGCAGGAGATTCTCGCACCTGGAGCGACTCTCAGCTTCCCTGGGACGGCGATCTCTTCCTGGGTCTGTAACAACGGCCTGAATCCATCGGCCGCGCAAGCATATTTGTTCTTTTCGCAGGTGGCCACGCCGTGGAGCATGACGGCGATTTCGAATTGTGTGGGCGCTGAGGGAGTTGGACCGGGTTTCACTCCGCAGGGAGTGACGGGGACGGCGGCGATCACGGCGGATATGGTGTTGGTGATGACGGGGGTGAAGTGATGGGGACCGATTTACAGTCGCTCCTGGATCGGGCAAAGGAGGGCGGAGAATTCACCCTCAATCAACTCCGCGACCATTTCGGGCCGCAGGTATCGCAGCCCCGAGCGCTGGAACTAACGATTCGCGTTCACCAGTCGATTCAGGACTTGAGCGAAGCGGAACGTATTTGTGCTCTGGTTTGTGCCCTGATGATGGAGTTGATCTGATGAGCTACAGCGAAGAGAACGGGCAGGTTATCTTGACCATGACGGGGGATGATTTCGATTTTCTGATGCTGGCGCTTGCCGGCGCGATCGATACTTTCGGCGTCGAGCGGATGGTTCTCTTTGCCAACCGTCTTAACGAGGGCAATCCGCGCTACACGCCATACGATCTGACGTCTCCTCCCGCCACAAAATCTTGACGACATAGCACCGACGTAACTTGCTTCCGCATTTTCTTTCACCCACACTCGGCTCTGACATGGGCGGCGGACCAGTGACCCTAAGCGCCGCGTCTCTGACGCCCACCGTCTTCTCGCTACGTCCCGCCGCCCGCCTCTATAGGTATCCCGGCACCATGTTCCGGTGAACCCCGTTACCCCTGCCAGACGTGTATGCGCTCCATCGGTTTCCTCGCTCACAATCAGCCCTTGGGTTCTAAGGCCAAGACCTTCGTCGACAAAGACGATGCGGACCTACTGGTCCGGGAAATGTTCGCCGAGCGCCTGTCCGCGAAATTGATTCGTGCCTTCCCGCCGGATTCTCTGTTTCGACGCCTGCCGGCGACGAACCTATCCCGCTTCACAAAACTCCCGCCGCGCGAAATCGAGAATTGTTTCTTCGTCCCGCCTACAACGGACCAGCGTCCACGGATTGCCACGCTGAGAGCGGGTTGGGACTGGTCGCAGGAACCGATCCCGCAGGATCTACATGGCGACGCCAGAGCAGCGCTATAAGGCTTATGTGAGTTGGTGCGGACGTTGCGGGATCGTGCCGGCGTTTTTCAGTGTGTGGTGGCGCACGGTTTCGCAGCTTCCCGAAAAGCTGCCGATCTCATGGCGCGGAACCGGCAGTGAGTGCTATCCGAGACCATGAAAGAGAGAGAGAACAATGTTTCCCGTGGAGCTGGAGAATCCTCGAGTCATCGACGCGGCCGGCTTTTGGCTGGAACGCTCGAAGCCTGTTTCAGTCGAGCCTGCGGGCACTCGTCCGTCGAGATCGACTTCAAATGGCTCGAAGACTACCTCACGGAGCGGCGGCGCGCGGTCGCGCTCGCGGACTTCCTGCTTTCGACCTGAGTGATGACGAGCTGCCGGTGGACAGTGGTGAGATTGTCAGTTACGTCAGCGCTCTCACCGACATTCGCTTGTCGCCTGGTGGTGGCGAACTTTCGCCCGCGGCCGCACGTCTTCTTGCACTTCTGATTGCCATGCCGGATCCCGACGTCCAGACACCTTCGGAGTTTCAGTTCTACGTGCAGCAGCACGGTGTGCGCATGCCGCGTGAGTTTGAGCGTGGTTCCCTGCCCGGATTGCAGAAGTCGCTCACCAAAGCTCACGACAATCTTGCCAAACAGGTCGGCATCAACACGCGGCTGTACGTTCTGCTGACCGCAACGCAGCAGTCGGCGCTTCTGTGGCGGCGCATACTAGGTGCCGCTATCGTGGTGCAGTTCGCCATTATTGGCTGGCTGATCCAGGAATTCCTACACCGGTTCCACCGATGACATGCCATTCCGCGCCCCGGTTGCCAGACCCGCGCACGCTGCTACTGCTGCTCGCGATCGCGAGCGTGTTCGTCGCGCGGGCGGCCTCCGCAGACTCTACGATTCAGCACAGTGGCGCCGGCGAACTCAGCCGGCCGTGCTGGCGCGGGATCCGATGTGCAAGATCGCGAAGCTCTGCGGTGGGAACGCGCCCAGCACCGATGCAGACCACGTCATTCCCGCGGCGCAGTATGTGGCGCAGCACGGCGGTGACGAGCGGTTTTTCTTCGACCTCAACAACTTACAGGGAGCCTGCCATGCCGATCACACCTGGAAGACAGCGCACGGGGGGTAGGGGGGTCGTTTTTCGCCGGGCCTCGGCGCCAGCGACCGGTGTGCAGGCGTACGTGCGCGGCCGCAGCAAAAACATTTTTTATGGGTGGTAGAGGATCCGGCGGCCACAATCGCAAATCTGCTGCTAGGAAAAGGCTGGAAGGCAATGCCGGCAAGCGAAAGCCGAAGTCGAAGTCGCGATCGCGTAGCCATCGCAGCAGCCATGTACCATCCGGTCCGCTTGGTCCCGCGCCAGCGCACCTGAAGGCGTCGCAGAAAAACGTTTGGGATGAACTCTCTTCCATTGTTCCTGTTGGTGCCGTCGAAGCCAGTGACCGCTGGGCTTTCGAACTCCTGGTATGCCTGATGTCAAAGTTCCGCCGCGGCGAGGCAAAGGCCGGAGAGGTAAGTCAGATCTCAAGCCAGCTCGCGCGCTTTGGAATGACGCCAGCCGATCGCGGTCGCGTAAATGCAAGTCTGCCGCCGTCGACGAAGGACGATCCGTTCGCGAAGTTCAACCTGCCGGCTCAGCCGCGCCCGACTCAATAGATGCGCACCCGCATGTCACTATCGCTCGCGCTTATTGTGATGATGTTCTCTCTGGCCGCATTCCCGCTGGCAAGTGGACTCGTCTCGCCTGCCAGCGTCAGTTCGATGATCTTGCGCGCGCCGATCGCAACGATTCCGACTTCCCTTTCATCTTCGATCCCGAACCCGCGGAGCGAGTTTGTGAATTCGTTGAGCTTAGTCCGCACGTTAAGGGCAAGCGATTCGTCGGCCACAACATTCACCTCGAGCCCTGGCAGTGTTTCATTCTCACCACCGTTTTTGGATGGATCCATCGCTTTACCCGGTTGCGGCGCTTCCGTCGCGCCTATACCGAGGTGGCCAAGGGAAACGGCAAGTCCGCTCTCACCTCGGCTGTGGCGAACTTCTGTGCATTCGCCGAGGGCGAGCCAGGTGCGGAAGTTTTTTCGGCCGCCATCAATCGTGATCAGGCGAGGGTTGTCTGGAACGTCTCCAAGGCGATGCTGCGCGCCATGCCTGAATTCTGCGAACGCGCCGGCGTCGAACTTGCCGCTCATTCCATCAACCAGTCCTGCACCAATTCTTTTTTCCGCACTCACAGCTCCGAGGCCAACAGCGCTGAAGGGAGTCTGCCCTATTTCACCTGCGTCGACGAACTGCACGCTCATCCGAGTCGTGATCTCTACGACAACCTCGATACTGCCAACGGTAAGCGTGATGGCAGTCTTCTCTGGTCGATCACCACGGCCGGCAGCGACCAGGCCGGCATTTGCTACGAGGTTCACCAGTACGTCGCGCGGATCCTCGACGGCACGAATCACGACGAGTCCTTCTTCGGGATCATTTACGCGATCGACGATGACGACGACTGGGCTAAGATCGATAATCTTCCCAAAGCAAATCCAAATTGGGGAGTCTCCGTGGATCCCGCGGAGATCGCGCAGAAGCTGCAGAAAGCCCTTCAGATCGCTAGTGCTCAGCCAACATTCCAAATCAAGCACGCTTGTCGATGGGTCAACGCCGATCACGCCTGGATGGACATGGTCCGCTTCCGCGCCTGCGCGGATCCAAAGCTCTCCGATGAACAGTTTGTTGGAAAGTCCTGCGTCATTGGTCTGGATCTGGCCAGCAAGATCGACATCCTTGCTGCGCTCAAGGTGTTTTGGAGAGATGAGCCTGGCGTCGGCTCGAAGCCGAAGCGACATTACTACGCTTTCGGAAAGTACTGGCTGCCGGAGGCGCGCGTGCAGCAGGCACAGAATTCTCAGTACCAGGGTTGGGCAATCGAGAAGCGCATCGAAACCTCGCCGGGAGACGTTAACGACTTTGACCTGGTCGAAGTCTGGATCCGCGATCAGGCCAAGCGTTTCAGCGTCCGCGACGTCGGCCACGATCCTTGGAATGCAGTGGAGATAGTGAATCACTTGCAGAAGGAACGCCTAGTCTGTACCGAGGTTCCACAGACGGTGCAGCAACTGAACGAACCGATGAATGAACTGGAAGCTGCGGTCTATGACGGCCGTTTCCACTACAACGGCGATCCGGTCCTCGAGTGGGGCATAAGCAACGTCGTCGCGCATCGCGATCGCAACGACAATATTTTCCCGACGAAGGAAAAGGCCGAGAAGAAGATCGATCCCGTCACTGCCTTGCTGAATGCAATCAATCGCATCATCGCCCAGCCGATGGCGCCGTCTCGGCCGCGGGTGTTCTGCCTATGAGTTCTCAGCCAGTTCCAGTTTCTCGGCCGCAGGTCGAGGAGGAGCTGAAGGTGCAACAGAGGCGCGCGGCCCGGCGTTCGGATGCGCTGTACTGGGCCGGCGTCGTGCTCGTCGCCTGTGGCCTGGGCGAGATCCGTTTCTACCTGGCGCCGATCGCGATCGGATTTTTCTGCCTCGTTATTCCATCGCTTGAGCTGGCTGCTGGTTTTATCCGTGGGTTGCGTGCGGCACCTGGTCAACGTCGCTAACAATGGGCCATCTAAAGAGAGTTTCTCTACCGCTGCGATTCCTGGTGCTGTGTGACAAGTGCAAGATGAGTCTGGATTACGTGAGTCTCGGAGCGCACGTGCTTGCCACAACTCGACCGAACGACGAGATCCTTCTTCACCGAAAGTTTGGCCTTGGTTGCGAGCGTGATGGCCAGATGTTCGAAGCTCCAAAGATCGAACTGGAACAGCTCTTTTCCTGATCATGGGCCTGATCTCCGAAACTCGCACGTCGTTGGAAAATCCGCAGACGCCGCTCTCGTTCCCTTCTGAGTGGCTGCTGGATATCTTCAACGGCGGCCGTACCGACTCCGGGATCCGCGTCTCAGAGATGGTCGCGCTCCAGGTCACCACGATCTGGGCCTGTTGCGAGATTAAGGGTGGCGCGATCGGCGCGCTCGATCGCAAGGTCTACGAAAAGATTGTTGGCGACGGCAATCGCATGACGCGCCGCATCGCGCACGAGCATGACTACTGGGATCTGCTGGAGAATCAGCCCAACCCGGAGATGAGCGCCTTCACGCTCTTCAAAACGCTGCAGGTGCACCGCATGCTCTGGGGCAACGGCTACGCCGAGATCCAGCGCGATTCCAGCGGCCGCATGATTGCGCTCTGGCCGCGTAACCCGGCGCGCATTCGTCCGAAGCGCGTAGTTGGGCAGATGAAGATCACCACCTCCGATGGCATTCCCGTCACCGTGAAGCCTGGGCAGATGGTTTACCTCACCACCGAGGGCATGGAGACAGAAAGCCTGGATCCGGAGAGTCCCACGCCTGAGCCCTACAGCGCCCGCGGCGAGCGCGCCATTCTCCCGGAAGACATGTTGCACATGCCGGGATTGGCGCTCGACGGCCGCGTCGGCCAAAGCACCATTCAGCTCGCGCGTAATGCGGTGGGCCTGGCGTTGGCCACGGAAAAGTTCGGCGGCAAGTTCTTCGGCAATGGCGCCAAAGGCTATGGCATTTTCAAGATCCCTGGCATGATCTCGGTTGAAGATTTCGAGATGTTCAAGCGCGAAGTGCAGGAAGCCTGGGGCGGCGAGAACGCGAACCGTCCAATGGTACTGCAGGCTGGCGAGGACTATGTCGCGACGTCGACGAAGCCGAATGAAGGCCAGTTTATTGAAACCAGAGAGCATCAGGTCATCGAACTCGCGCGCATCTTCACCACGCCGCCACACATGCTGGGAGTGGTTGAAAAGACTAGCCGGGCCAACACCGAGCAGATCGGCCAGGAGTTCCTGACGTTTTCGCTGGGGCCGGATCTGAAGTGCTTCGAGCACGAGTTCAAGCGAAAGCTCTTCCCGCGGCCGTCTGTTGGGCGCAACGCTGGCAAGGTCTTCGGCATGTTTTTCGACACGCGGGTGCTAACCATGCCGTCGGCCAACGATCTGCGGTCTTTCGCGCAGGCCATGATCCAGTGGGGCGTGATGGAACCGAACGACGTGCGCGAGTGGATGGGCATGAATCCGCTCAACTGTGCCGGCGCCAATGCTACCTGGATGCAGATCAACATGGCGCCCGTCGACCAACTCTTCGAAACGCCAGCACTGCCCGGCGCCGCGGCTGATTCCGAGGAAGACGATAGCGAAGGCGATGCTGGTGGTGGTAAACCTGCGAAGGTGAAGGCCAGTCGGAAGCGCCTGCTCGCCGCGCGACTTTGCCGCGCCTATTCTCGCCTCTTCCGTGATGCTTTCGGGCGCGTTGCCGCCCGTTCCAATCTTGATCTCGCGGCCTTCCGGCTGATTTTTCAGCCGGTCCTGGCCTCGATCGGCGAGGAGCTCGAGCGCCATGCGGCCCAGATGTTCTCGGCCGACCTGAGCCCTGACGCGCTCTCCAGCTCGAGCTTCCTCGCCGGATATACCGAAACCATGCTTCATCGCGCTCGCAACGAGAAATGGGTCAATGCCAACGGCAATGCCGATGCGATCTCGCAGCGCGAGCTGGTGCGCGCGGTTCGCGCTCTGGCCGTCGAAGCGTATCGCAACGTGGCCACGGCCGCGGCAAAAGAAGAAACCGAGGTGGAATCATGATCGAACGCCGGTTTTTGAAGTCCGCGCAGATCCGCGCCGACGGCGATGGCCACATCACTGGTCACGCGGCCGTGTTCAACGAAGAATACGTGTTGTGGGATGGCGACAACTATCGCGTCGTTGAAAAAATTAAGCCCGGAGCCTTTACACGTGCGCTCAAGGACAAAGACGACGTGCGCTGCCTCTTCAATCACGATCCGAACCAGGTGCTCGGCCGCAGCACCTCTGGAACGATGAAGCTGAAGCAGGACGACGTCGGACTCTATTTCGATTGCACTCCGCCTGACACTCAACTCGGCCGCGACGTCGTGGCGCTCATCAAGCGCGGTGATATTTCCGGCTGCAGCTTCGCCTTCATGGTGAGCAAGGAAACCATCACCGAAGAGGAGGTGAATGGGAAAACGGTCCGGACGCGCGAGATCGAGGAAGTGGATCCACTGCTGGATGCCAGCCCGGTCACCTATCCCGCCTACACGGGTACTGACGTGAATGCTCGTGCCATCGAGATGCGCGCTCAGATGTTTCCCCAGGGTGTGCCGGCGAAAGTGCTCGAGCTGGTGCCTCAGCTGAGGGCGGACTCCGAAGCTCCGGAAAAAGATTGTCGATGTGGATGCCGAGCTTGTTTCTCCGGCGATCACGACGAATGCGAGATGTACATGCAGAGCTGTGGCGATGAGAGCTACTGTGATCACTCGATGGCGCGCTCCGCTCGTTCACAGCGTGACGGAAAACCCACCAAGCGCGTCGACGGCGAAGATCTCACAGCCGGTTGCTTTATCTACGTGGGCGATGCTGAGAAACCGGAAACCTGGGCTCTGCCATGGAAGTTCAAGAGCGAGGCGAAGATCAAGTCGCACCTGCGCAACGCGCTCGCTCGCTTCAATCAGACGGCGAAGGTCCCGGCTGACAGCAAGGCCGCAGCTTGGAAGAAGCTGGTGCGCCTCTGCAAAAAATACAGCATCACCGTCTCTGATCAGGAAGCGAAGAGCTGGGGCTTAACACCCGAGCAGCGCGTCAACGTCGGATCCACGAGTGACTGCCAGTGCGACTGTGCCGAGTGTCAGGTCGGCGACTGCGAGAACTGCAGCGAGCCTGACTGCCAGGGCAAGGATGACGGCTGCGATCACACCGGAGCTGAGGACGATGACGCCGATCGCTCCGCGGCGATCTCTGAGATCAACGCACGCCTGCGGCGTGCCGGCATGACGGCCGTCTAGTCAACAATTTCCCAAAAAACAGTATCGACCGCGACTTGCGCGCCGGATGCGGCTCGGCGTGAAAGCCGAAGCGTGAGCGTCGCGGAACGGGCAACCCGGCTTTTGCTGAGCCGGGCGGGCCTGAATCCACAAATCGAAGGACAATTCCAATGAGCGTTACCCGCATTCGTGAACTGAACCAGCAGATCACTGCGATCAACGAAGGGACTGAGCTTAAAGGTCTCCGCGTGATCCTGCGCGACACCAAAGACAAAACCAAACGGGCAGAAGCAACAGCGAAGGTCGACAGGATTCTCGACGATATCGATGTGCTCCTCGCTGAGCGCGACCAGTTGCAGGCGGAAGTAAACCGCGAAGCGCGCCTGGCTAAGCTCGATCCCAGCGGCCGTCGCGAAGATCCCATCAACGCCCCGGCTGGCGACAAGAAAGCTGCAGTTCAGGTCTACACCAGGGCTCTGCAGCGCCACGGCATCATGGTGGTGCGCGACAAGAACGGGGACTTCCGCAAGAAGGATCTTGCCCTCGAAGTGGTGCACAGCGATGTGCGGATGGTCGTGGAAGAGCTGAACTACCGGTACTGGCAGGCGTTCAAGCGCTACTCGTTTTTCCTTGCCCAGGGCGATCCCAGCGCGGCCAGTGTCGAAGACCGCAACATCGTCTTCGGTCGCGATGAGGAAATGCGCGATTTCTGCCGTCCCTTCACCATGACCGAGAAAGAGCAGCGTGACATGGGGATCGGAACCAACACGCTGGGCGGGTATTTTGTGCCGCAGGGCTTCGTGTACGAGATCGAAGAAGCCCTGAAGTACTACGGTGACATGCTCAATGTGTGCGAGATCCTTGACACCGCCACCGGCCAATTCCTGCCCTACCCGACCGACAACGACACGTCGAACACGGGCGAGATCGTGGGCGAAGGTCAGCAGGTATCAGAGAAAGACGTCACCATCGGCCGCGTCACTTTTGGCGCGTTCAAGTTC